TGCCAATGTTAGGACTTCCACACCCGCCATAATGACAAGAGTGTCTGCCTTCAATTTAAAAACCTCGAAAGAGTCCGAAGTAGTCAAACTGGTAGATGAGAAGTCGATAACAACATCAAGTACTTGCGGCTTGATGCCAAGAGGGACGCCAGCAACAGCGCCAGTTACGGAATAATCAGCCATTTAAGCCTCCCTATTAGTCAGTCTTAATGACGCCTTGGACGATAGCTTCCGGGCGAATGACCTTACGGCCAAACACGTGGAGACCACGAACAATGTCACTAAAGGTTTCAGTCGAACGGACAACCTCGGTCTTCGCAATGTGCGAAGCGGTGGCCGTTGAGGACATGTGACCAGCCATGACAACAAAGTCATTAGTGGTGTCCTGCGAGTTAATAGTCACAACGTCAGTTCCCGAGTTGTTCAGGGCGGTGGACTTGTAACAGTTAAAGCCAGCAATGTTGCCAGCCATTACAAGGCCGTTGCGGAGCGGCGAGGTGCCGTCACCAGTTACCTGAACTTCTGCGAACTTGGCACCAGCCTTGAACGCATTCTCGTAGAAGATCGGAGGTGCTACAAACCAGCGGTTCTCTTCCGGAACAGACTGGTCGTCAAGGATACGAGCCATCGTCATCAGCAGGTTGACAGCAACGTCTTCGTTGCCGCTACCAGTGATGTCGATAGGCGAAGCAGCCGTGCCAACAGAGGTGCCGGTGTTACCAGCATTATCTGCCATGTTTTGCAGAATGTTCGCATCGTACTTGCGCTTCAGGGAGAATGCTCCTGAAGAAGTAGCAAGTGCCTCGAAGTTGACGTGAGAATGACGCTCTTCAATGTCGTCAATCTTAAACGCAAAAGCGTTTGCTTGATCGACCACCATAGTGATCTGATCGTCAGCAAGGTCTTGCGGGTTTACTACCGTGCCGCGTGCATAAGAGGAGACCGTAATGGTCGGCTCTTTGATGATGCGGACGGTATCGCCAAAATTCTCAATTTCGCCAGCGTAGTCGGTATTCGTAATGTCTTCTGCAACCGAAGCGCGACGGAAGAATTTGAGAACTTTTTGGCTAAAAATTTCCGGTGTAAAGTTACCGGATGGCAGGTTATTATGACCTGACGCGCTATTAAAAGCCATTAGTCCATCCTTCCTATTTGGAGGTTAAGGGTTAGTTTTCATAATCGATTCGGCCCTCTGTCCTCGCGGTATCGAGTTCTGCTTCATGCTTCTCGAATTCCCACGGTTTCATCCGGCCGATTTCAGAGGCTTTCCAAATACGCCCCTCTCCTTTTGCTTCACCTGTAATGTCACGTGCCTTGGGAGAGTTTACAGCCGCTGCAGCAGCTTCGCTCTTCTTGGTACGTTTTTTATTTGTGATGCCAGCATCCACCTTGTACAGATCAAGAACACGAGATGCCCATCGGGCGTCAGTATTGTTCTTCAGGATGCCGTCAGAGATGTTTTCGGGCTGTTCTTCTAGCCACTGGAGAAAACGCTCATCCGTACGCAACTCGTTAAAGTCTGGATGATTGTTTGTTAGTTCTTGGTATGCGGCCTGTACCCTTGTGTTTTGTTCCTTTTCACGGATGGTAGCGAGTTCTTTTTCCAGTTCACCTGCCCGTTCACCAGCCTTCATAGTTGCAATCGTCTCGACAACGTCGTACACGTCGGGATATTGTTCTTTGAAGGATTCTAGTTCTTCGGGAGACTTAGGTAGAGCAATGTTCTCTTGGCGAGTAGCTTGGGAAAGGGTCGCCGTCATCTCTTGCTCTTTTGTCTTAAACTCTTCTACCTTTGCATCGTAGTGCCGTTTGAGATCGTCGTAACGCTTCTTGTAGTCGTGTTCCGCTTTCTCCGCGCCTTCTACGAAATTGGGTTCGGATTGCTCATCCGACTCTTGTTGCTCCGCTTGCTGTTCTACCACCTCGTCGTCTTCGTCTTGGTACACCTCTTCTCGGTACTTACCCTTGTAAAGAGCGTCGTTGTTGATAGTTCCAAAGGAGTCGTTGGGTTTGTTGGCACGAATGCCACGAACTTTTTTTGCCATTTGATTTACCTCACATGCGGGGCCACTTGGCTGTGGGTAGCCGCTCCGGTTGTGTCAGGGCCGCACTGGCGGGTAGCTGACTAATTCTTTTTCTTCTTACGTTTTTCCGCCAAATACTCTTTGTATATTTTTTCTTCATCCGGAGACTCCGGGGCAGCTTCGTAAGAATAAAAATCGTGTCCACCTAATGTGGTCACGTATCTCATTTGCGGATTTAGCTCCATTTCTTTTGCTAAAGAAGCATCTTCTCGCGTATAAAATGTTACTGTGTCAGGGAATAGACCATCACCAAATTGTGCTTCAGGGTCCAACACGTTAGCCGACGATGCCATTATCTTTGTTATGGCAAATTTCGGCACTTGTCCTTTTAGAATAGATTTGATTTTAGGGCTAAGAAACTTAGGCTCAAAGCCATCATACTGGAACATAAAACTTCCAGAACCTCGTCCGGGTGTCCTTTGTTTTAGAGCGGATTTTACATCTGTTGCCTTTGTAAAATCTGGTCTTACAATAGGATACTTTGGAAGTTTAACGCCTTTAGACTTTATTCTGTTAAGAACAGTAGTCTGAACCCCCATCATAGCTTCAATATCATCGTTCTCTGCAGTGGTTTCTGCCAAAGCTACTAGTGCTAAATTTTCCCTGTCGTTGAGGGCGTCAATAAGATTCTCTACGTCTTTTCTTTGTTTTTTGCTAGAATTATACACTTTGAACTGAGCAATCATGTTGTCAGTCAGCGGTATTTCTGGTCGATCAATATCTTCTCCGACATATGCTTGTCGGACAGGACTAGGCTGTGGTAAAACAGTGGGGAGAGTTTTTCCGCCTGCTTGGTAGCCGTTGATAAAGCCGCCGTCTGCAACGGCTTGCCGACGATCTACTTCGGCCTTGCCTTGATTATTAAGTTGTTCGAGAAAGGAGTACCCAATGCGCTGGGCTTCTTCGGGTTCAATGACGTACTCGCCCTTGGACAGGGCTACGGGCATCAAGCCACCCTTATTTGCTTTTATTGTAGTGTTTTTATTCGATTTGTCAACCCCCGTGGGTAACATGCCTGCCCGTTGCAGCGTCTCTACGGTAGGAGCGTTAAGCACAAAAGAGTTTTCGCGCACTTGTGTGTTAACTGTGTCAGCTACGGTTTCGCCCTTGGTGTAGTTATCAGGAGAACCTTCGACGAAACCTGTCTTTTGGACAGGACCACCTTTAGCTCTCATAGAGTAACCTCCGGGTTTTTGAGAACTGCCAGCACCGCCGCTAATAGAATACTCGTTTCTGGGTTGATTGTTATCGTCGCTGTCACCTCGTTGTGCGGTCATTGCTTTAGCTATTTCTGCTTTAATTTTATCTGATTCCTGTACAACAAAAGCTCGTCTATCGGCAGCTTGCTTTGCTTGGTTCTGTCTTTGCAACTCTGCCTGACCTACATACTGTCCTATTTCTGTAGTAACATAGTTACCAGCATCTGGGCCTTTACCGCCTACTCTTACAGGCTGACCTTTGTCGTCAAATACAATATTGGCTCGACCAGAGGCTGCACGTTCTTCGTCAGTTGGTTCAGATGTCAGTTGCGGTGTAACAGCAAAATCTTTGGGATTGTCTTTCATTTCTCGCGTAGACAGTATATTCCCAATTAATTGACTTCTTTGGTTATGGGTCAAGTTTTCTGGCAGCACGCCCGACAAAACATAGCCACTGCCTATCGGTGCGGGTGACACGCCTATGATACGGTTGTTAAGCATGGCTAGACCGTAACCCGCTTCTCCTTCGGCTATCTTAGTTTCAATACGTTGTAAATTCTTAAGAGATATTCCTGCGCCAAGTGCCATAAACGAGGCAAACCCAACGGGGGCCATAGCAGCACGTAATCCTCGTGGTGCGCCTACAAATTGATCTTCTACACTCTGGGACATAGCTGTCACGTCGAGAGGCCCAGCGTACGGTCTCGGACCAGAGGGATCGTCGTCGCGAGTATCGCTA